GATGTATTGGCAACCCACAATCGACCAAATGCAGAAATACAGATGTTCGCAGAAGGAACAGTTCCTACATAACCTGTTTTCTCAGAAACTCTGCGATAAGTGGTTGTACTCACCGCTGGGTCGTAAATCAATGGATCGTGTCCAGATTGGAAAAAATAAGTTATTCCATTCAAAGAAGCACAATGCCAATTACTAGCAGTAATGGTAGGAGCAGAACCACCCCCCCCATATGTCAACTCAGTCACAGCATTGGAAGTACCAAGTTTAAACAACTTATTGTTGCCAGCAAACAACACAGTCAATGTGCCATCAATCTGTACTAACTCATGGATAACAGTTACATCGTTTGAGCCAAGGTTTCCAGATGAAGGATTAACCAATGTATAGCCCTTGCGAGCACCAATGCGTCCATATTGGTCAATCACGCAATTAGAGGCAACCAAAGCAAAGCCAGAAGACAAATCCAACGGAGAGTCTTGCGTATTCAGGCCATAAAAGCCTGGTGCGCTTACGCTGTTACTTTGTAGTGGTGAAGCCATTAAACTGCCTCAAAACTTGTTTCTTCAGGGTAACGGGTGCTCTCTGTTGCAATGGCATCAGACAACATCCCACGGAATAAAGCATAAGCCTCTGAACTATTAGTGCCACCATCCTCGCCACGCTCAATCAAAGCACGAGCATAGGCACTCTGAGCAACCAAATAGTCCAAGACCTTCACAGATGTGCCATCAGAAGCCAAAGCAGCTTGTGGAACAATCACATCAAAGTAGATCGTATAAACGCCATCAGGAGGAGGGTAGACATCAATCTTTGTGTCTCCATTTCCATCAACACCATTGAAACAGTATTCAGTTGGCACACCAGAGACAGGCGTTGTGAAGTTCAACTTACGATTCATCACAGTAAATGGAATATCGGTCAATCCAACATTGTTGGTGACATTGATAGCATCCATTACACGGAACTTCTGACCAACACCAGTTAAAGCGTAAGAAGTAGTGCCACCCGCAGTAGTGACAGTTATTGTTTGAGACAGACAATTCCAAGTGTAAGAGTCTTCAATCTGGCGTTTGGCATCGTTGACAAACTTGCCAATCAAAGCAGAGTAGGTTGTCTCGGAAACAGTAGAAACATTAGTTTCACGCAATCGTGTCAATACATCGTTGACAAGCTCTAAGTAGGTCATGCTCGTTGCGCTCCTTGAACCTCAAAGGTTCCTATAAAACTGAATGTACTGCCAGCTTCAGTTGTAATTTGAATTCTATCGCCTTCTTCCAAAACAATATAAGCACTACCATTAAACTGAAGATAGTCTTTAGCAGTAAAGTTATATTGGGTAAGAATGTCGTAAGTGGTATTTAAACTAGCGTCATACCATTGAACAGTAATGTGTTTTGTCGATCCACCAGTATTGTGGATGTACATGACTGTGAATTTGGCGTAATACCCCGTTGGTACTGTGTAAACAGTAGTCAGCGTAGCGGCACTAGGACTAACTCCAACGGATACTGGTCTCATTTATTCCTCTTAGAGATCGCTTTAGCTTTTGCTTTAGCGTCTTCCTTGGACGATGCGCCCCAAGCTCTAAGAGATAATAGAAGTCGAGTAGGCTTTCCATCTTTCATCTCAGCGCCAGGCATATTGCCCATACGTGCTAAAAAGGAGGCCCTTCTCGGGTTGTCGCCTGACTTTACTGGTGCTTTTAAATTGCCACCTGTTTCTGCATTATACGATGCTCTTCCCTTGGCATTCAATCCCCCAGAAGGAGATTTTCCTTCTTTTCTTTGCCAAGCAGGAGTCTTCATTTCTTCTTTGGCATCTTTTTGGTCATGCCAGCCTCACTTAAAGAAATGGCAATCGCTTGTTTAGGATTCTTGACCACAGGGCCACCTTTGCCAGAGTGCAACTCACCCGCCTTAAACTCACGCATAACTTTGCTGATTTTGGCTTGACGGGCAGTCTTTTTCATTTGCTACGACCTGACTTTTTCATCATGTTAGTAGCGGTACGGCTACCACGCACAGGCATAGCTCTTGGCTTACCAACAGCAACCATAATAGCTACAGGCATACCTTTAGCCTTTTTAGGCATCTTTGAACTGGTCATTTTGGTTTTACCGTACATATCATCACCTTATGAGTTTAGTTGCAACAAAGGAAACTATGCCACCTAGAACAGAGGCAATAGCCATTCCTACAAACATACCACCCTTGGATTTGTTGGCCATCTCCAAAAGCAATTTAATATCTTCTCGCATGGCATGAACTTCTGTTTGAAGCGCCTGAACTTGGGCTTCTAGTTTGCCAAACTCTCGTGGGTCAATCTCAGACATTTGCTACTTTCTTTGGCCTACCTAACTTCTTAATAGGTGTTGGTGGCGCTAAAACAACAGGTTTATCATTGTTTTCGACCACTTCTTCTTGGTCGATTCTGACATAGCCCTGATGACCCTTCATTGAATCAATATCGTGCTGTTGCGTAAATGTAACAGTCTGACCGCTTGCTAAACACCGAAAGGTTGCCATAAGAACTCCGTTAAAAAGGGGGTTTTTAGCCCCCTTTTAGATTAGACCATGCGAACAACAACAATCTTCATTGTTGTAGATGCTAAGTCAACAGGGCCAGTACCTGACTCGTTCTGAATACGGAACTTGACTGTGTTTGCGGCAGAAACATATCCTGTTACTGTCAAACCAACCAAGTCCACACCCAAAGATGCGCCAATGACCATATCGCCCAAGGCCACGCCTGGTACTGTGATGTCGTCTGTCTCACCTGCTCCGTCAGCCAAAGAGCCAGCGTTCATGGTGCAAGTAACTGCCCATGTATCGCTGAACAGGCCACGGAACTGGTCATTACCTCTACGAGATACGACTGCTGATGCGGTTGCCATAATATTTCTCCTAATTAAGTTTAAAAAGTCCCCCCACCATTACAGCAGGGGGCGCAACTGCAATTAGGCTGGTACTGCCAAGGCAAAAGCACCAGAAGCGTTAGCAGCAGAGCTAGTCGCACTAGTACGCAGAGCCTTCACACCATAAATGGTGTCAGCAGTAAACAATGTACCAAGGTACTCTTGTTTGTACTGAGTCTGTGAACGAATGCCCAACTGCTCAACCAACACCATAGAGTCTTTGTGACCCATCAAGCAGATACGGTCAGCGCCAGAGTTACCAGCACCAGTATCAGCGTTAGATGAGGCAAACACAGCCATGCCATACAACTGACCGATTTCACCATTGCGGATCGCATCGCCGTTACCAACGAATGCTTGCTCGGTGTAACGAGCCAGACCCATCAAGGTGTTACGGCTTGAAGGTGGGATCAGGAAGAAGCGACCGTCCATAGGAATGTCGTTGTCGTCCAAACGCTGAATGGTGCGGCGAATAGCGGCATCAGTCAAAGCGGCGGCGTTAGAGGATGTGCTGTTGTAAGCAGTAGTACCATCAGAACCAATATAGGCTTTGGTGGTTGTATTGCTTGTAGCATAGTCATCAGTACCGACAGTAGCACCGTTAAATGCACGGCCCAAACGAACCAAGTCTGTGTCAATACGGCGAGCCAAGGCGTAACCTGCGTCTTCTGTGTAGAAAGAACGCAAAGATGTCAGGGCTTGCACTTCAACGATGTCCTCGATCAAGCGTGAGTACTCATAGTGGTTGTTGATCAACACTTGAATATTTGTGTCGCTTTCAGCAATCAAAGTCACAGCGTCTGTAGCGGCTTTTGCAGAAGCAGAACCACGAGCAGGGCTAGGGATATTGACGGTGTCACCTTTCTTACCTTTGAAAGACATCTTCTTGACCAAATTGGCCAAAACGAGGTTCTTTTTATAGGAAGCAACAATTTCATCACTCCAAATCTCTGGAATAAAGTTAGCTGCGGAAGTAGTGGTTACACTATTTGTGGGGGAAAAGGCGGTATTTGCCATAATTAAATCTCCAAAAAGTTAAGTTTACTTGACCCTACCCTCTTGATACGCTTGCATGATTTCTTCAGAAAGCGCCTCATAGCGAGAAGGATCTTGCATTTTCAGCCGAATAAGGTCTGCCCTACGATAGACCCTCTTTGATGCTTCTCCAGAACCACCCACATCAACCCCCGCCGCTTTCAAGTTCTGTTTGCGAGTTGCCTCACCAGCATTGCTTGTTTGCTTCTGTTTTACAGAGCGAAGTTCTTTGTAAGTAGATAACAGTTCATTGGCTGAATCATAGTCGAATTCTGCATCAGCTTTCTTGAACAAATCAATGCGTACAGGGCTAGATTTAACCCAATTTGCAAAGTCCTCGTTTTTAGCAATATCGCCAAAATCAGGGTGTTCTTGTGCCAACTTTTGCTGAATCTGCGCCCTTTTAATCTCTAGCGTGGCTTGACGCGCCGCAAGGATGTCAGGGTGACTATCAACAGTTCTCTGTACTGCCTTCTGTGGATTCTCAAAAAAATCTATTTCAGGCTCTACATCTCTAGTCTGTTGCTGTTGTTTAACAGTGAGGTTCTGCCTAATGAGTTCATCAGCGAGCTTTCGGACTTCTCCGACCTCTTGTGCTTGCTTACCAATTAGCTTTTCAGCCTCTTGGTGCATACGCACGACTTCATCCAAACTTTTATCCCGATATTTCTCGGGGAGTTCTGGCTTCTGTTGTTGCTCTACCGCTTCAAGTTCATTTGGCTCTTCATCAATCAACATACTTTTTCCTTTTTCCTGCCGCTTTCGGTTGTAGGAGATTCAACTCGGCATAATTGCTTATGAGTTGAGTTTGCGTTCAGATTTCAACTTGTCGACATGGCTCTTTCCAAATTTGGCATAAGCCGATGGAAAAGAACCAGACCATCCTTCAAGTCGAAACGCTGGCGCAGATAATGAACGTGTTGCATTTGCACCACACTCACACATTAGACCCGTTGCCTCATAATCAACGAATCTCTCTGTTTTGTGTCCGTTTTCACAGACATAATCATAAAATTTCTTCATATGCTCTCTCGCTGATCTCTTTAAGATTTTTCAGCCAAGTAAGTATAGATAGCTCACCTTTTTTGAATTGTAGGTCTTTTTCGGTATCTATCGTTGATATATTATTTATAGAGGCTATGATTTTGTCAATATCTTCGATTAAATCTTTCCAACCCTCGGTAGACATCATGTCAAACCGATCTGTATAGTACTTTTCGAGTTCTGGAGTCATTTCATCCATTCCTTGTTGGCAAGTAATCTCTGGTCATGTGGCTTAAACTTTAAAGCCTCATCAAGTTCTTGTCTTGCTTTATCTTTGTATCCAAGATGCCAAGCCGCAATACTACAAAGATCGTGAGGTTTATCAGCCCACGCCTCTGGATCAACTGTGTATACCTCTAACTTTTGGGTGATTTTTAATGCTGTAGTTGTTGCAAAGTAACAAGAATCCCAATCTTGGATGTTGTAACAATACATAGCGTAATCAACCCAAGGCTCACGGGTATTTGGTTCTTCTAGGCAAGCTGCTCGATACCACTTTGCCGCTTCACTTATTTCACCCAAGTTTTCATGGGATTTACCAAGCAAACGCATAGCGTAGCATCGCTCATGGCTCCAAACAGCTTGAGGCATAGTGAGATACTTCTTGAGCGCAGGAATAGCATCTTTCCATTGAGCATAAAAAGTCAACTCTCTAGCATAGTAGAAGGCATTGCGGTGGCAATATGGGTCTTCTTTGACCGCCAACTCAAGCAATGGCAAGTATTGGCTACGAGATTTTGTTTCATCAGGATGGTGGCTCACCAAGAGCATATCCGTGTGAGCATAGACCTCTGGAATTCTTCCATCAGCCCTAATGTACTCATGGATTGGATGATGCCAATGGTATCCGTAACGGTGGTGGATTTTCTCGCTGTAAAACACCACGCCATTACTCCAATCAAACTTATAGCGTAAACGGGTAGTATTTTCTGTCCAAACTTTCTCAATCTCTTGTCGCCAACCTGGCTCCATCACTTCGTCCAAATCTAGTGATATGCAGATGTCATAGTCACTAGGAACAAGAGCTAAAGCGGTATCTCTTGCTTTGTCAAATCGCCAAGGTTTGACGCATATATCATAGACCTTTGCGCCAGCGTTCATAGCTTGCTCAATCGTGTCGTCTGTAGATCCTGTATCAGCAATCAAAATCAAATCAGCATCTTTAGCCGAATCGCAAAATCGCTTAACGAAATGCCCTTCGTTTTTACTGATAGCGTAGACGCAGATTTTCATAATTAACAGTCTTGTGCATCCTCAAAACCTACTTGTTGTTTTAAATCAGCATACAAACCATCCATCAGATTACCCTGTGGGGTAGCGCAGTAAAAAGCGTGTTGAGCCACTTCTTGAGCG